TCATACAAAAATAAGAGACGAACCACCTTTCTTCACACAAAAATATACCAAACTAATTCAAAAGTTACCATGTAAAAATAAAGCATGGGGTATCGAATTGAGTATGGGTATGAAAATATGCATTCGTCACAAAAAAAAAAAATACATTCTAACTTTCTGGTACCTTAATATATAAATCTAGAGGGTCATGCTCAATAATAAAATCAATTGCATATTCTTCTTCTCTATCATTCTCTTCATCAGTAAATGATCTAGATGTTTCTGCAATACGATCTATTAAAGCATCCGTATGATAGCCACGTTCTATGTTATCAAAATACCACCACTCATCATATTCTTTAAATGGATTATATGGGTTATCCTTAGTTGATAACTTATAGTACATATTTATCCTCCTTCCTATTTAATATATTTTATAACAGTAGATACAGATACGCCAACTTGTTTAGCTATTTCTGCTTGAGTATATCCTAAATTAGCCATACGCTTAATTCTATTTTCTTGAGCACTACTAATTTCTTTGTTATTTTTAGGCATAGCTCTTTGCTTTAATTTATCCATATCTGTATAATCCAAAATATCTTTCAATTTTGTTTTAGATATAGCGCCTGCTTGAATGGCTTCCCATTCTTTATCTGTTATTTCAATTGTATTTCTTTCAGCGCCTGTAGTTTGCCTATATTTTTTAAGTGCTCTGTCAGAAGCCTTCTTTATTTCTTCATTAGTTATATTTGGATTGTCTTTAATTTTAGCCTTTATTTCAGCAGCAGTCATAATTTGAGCAGCTGTTTCTTTAGGTTTATTTTTTATTGACTTAACTAACTTATCATTTAAAGAAATAACTTCTTCAGAATATAATTTTGTAGCTTGTTTGTTTAATTTTACTTCATCTGTAAATACATAAGCTTTTCTTGCTTCATTTGCTAATGCTTTCATTTTATTTGCATAATCAGCATATAAACGCTCCATAGCTGTATCTTCGTCAGAAATAAGAGTACGGGCATCATCAGTTTCAGCCATTTTTGTAGATTTTTGTTTATGTCTACCAGAAATATATTTTTCATTACCATATTTATCTTTCTTAGTAAATGCATATTCTACATCATCAGCCGTTTTCCACAATAATGCACCTTCAGGTCTTGATGGATCATAATTCTTATTTTTAGTACCATCTTTATTTAGCTTAGTATTTATTTTTGGTGTTCCCTGACGCTTGTCAACCATATAATCAGATTTGGCACTAGATATAATTGTTGACGCACCTTCGTGATATTTACCATCTTCACCAATATGACCTTGATATTTTCTCTTTAATTCAGCAATACCATTATCAATATATGATTGCTCATAATCTAAATGGTGTTTAACAGCATCAATAACAACCATACTGTGTCTAACAGCACGTGCTTTTTCATCTTCGGTAGCACCTTTAAGTGTCATATCCGTAATTAAATTTGATACTTCACCCATTTGACGACCTTTATATTTTTCCTTCATTACTTTGATTTCTTTACCATAGTAATTATAATATTTTTCATCTTTTTCAACAGTTCCATATTCTACTTTTGGGTCAAATCCTTCAAGTCCTTTTAATGCGGGTGTACTTTTTATTTTTACTTTATCACTTAATGGAATAACCATAACTGTATCACCATCAAAATCAGCTCCTGATAAACGTTCAGCAACTTTTGATGTAATACCAATACCATCAGTGCAATTTCCTAATAAGCTCTTAGCAACTTTATTTTTGTTATTAACAGTTAATATAGGTATTTCAAATGGTCCGCCATGAGGAAATCTTATAGCTGCTATTTTTGTCCCATTTTCATAATTTGGACAATAACACTCATTATCTTTTAAACAATTCATTGGAATAATAACATGATATTTTTGTCTTGGTAATGCAGCCGCATTTAATTTTTCAGCTGTAGCATCGCAATCGTCAGCAAATGACATTAATAAATTCTTTTTAACTGTTCCATTGGTTAAAGACATAATGTCTTTTAATTCATCACTCTTATCTGAAACATTTAAATTTAATTGTCTTTTAGCTAAAGATAAAGGTTGTTTAGATAAAAATTGAGAAGGCACAGAATTTGTCCAGTCAGACCAGTCACCTTCTGCTCTACATTTATTTATTAAACCAAGTTTTTTATCCCCTTTAGAATCAGTATAATAATATTGTCCACCCTTATCGATATCTTTTACATTAGAACCAAATGGATTATCTGGATCATCTTTTATTTTCTTTAAAACATCTTTCATAGCAACAGTGGATTTTTTATTTGTATTAAATACGACATCTTTTCCTGCTGGAAGATTATCTGAATACATTGCCATACCCTTAATATAATGTGTTCCATCAACCATTATACGAACCTGAGCAAACGTATTACCATTTAAATCTAAATCCTTACATCCTCTTCTTATTTCTATTAAACCATCTTTTTGTATACCTGTTGCTCCATCTGGTCCTTTATCATCAGCATATCTTATTGCTAATCTTTTTGAATCTAGACTTGCAGGATATACGAATTTCTTTTCAAATGTAACACCACCATCTTTAGATGTATAATCTGTTATGGTGTGTATATTTTCATAATCAAATCCTACAGCCGATGTCCTTATTTCTTTACCATTTTTTTGTGTTTTTATTTTATAAGGTGTGCCTGGAGGGGCTAACACTTTAATAGTTGTCATTTGTCCGGGGTTCGTAGCTTGAGGAATACGATTTCCAAAAGTATAATATCCTTGTTCTTCTAATAATTTATATGCCTCTTTTAATTTTGCTTGAGAAACATTTATTCCATTATTAGCTAATTCATATTCTACACCTTTAGATATAAGAATAACTCCTTTTTCATCAACCTGCTTCTTTAAAAAATCAGCAGTTTCTTGTGCTACACTAGCTTTTCTTTGGCGTTCAGCCTTTAAATAATTACGAACTGATGATTCACCAGGTAAATCCAACATTTCAGCTATTTTTGGATTAGAATATCCATGCTTCTTTAATTCAACACATCTTTGAGTAAAATATGTGTCTTTTTCACTTTTTAAATGTCTTTTGGTATCTCTTAATTCACCTGTAGACATATTTAAAGATTTAGCTATTTCTTTTTGGGATAAACCTTTTGCTTCTAAATATTTAATTCTCCCATTAAAATCATTAAAACGTTGTACTGGATTTTCTCCTGAACCATATTTATATCTTCCTGAGTGTGGTATCATTCCCTCATGAGGTGTTCCACTGTGTAACAACTCATCTACGACTTCGTCAATAGAAGGCTTACCATGAATATAACTCATTTGCTATTCCTCCTGTGTATTGATACTAGTCATAAGACTATCAAATGTTACTATTTTATCCATAACTGGAACTATATCCTCTGGTGTTGGACGGAAGAATATAACTTCATTGTTCTGATATAGTCTTAACTCAATTTTGATTTCACCTGGTTTTAATCTATATTCTAAGCAAAAAAGAGCAGCATATATAATTAGCTGTTCCATATGTGCAGGATTAGCACCAGTCTTTAAATCGTGTACCCTTAGCATTCCATTTTCAAAAGATAACGCATCACACGTTCCAAAGAAATGGTCTGAATAATATAAAACAGTTTCTGGAGACATCTTGAATTCAATTGCTCCATTAATATAAGTTATTAATGTGTCAAATACTTCATCGGGTAATGTATCTACAGAATTTATGTTTTCCATAGAATATAATAGTTTGCCTGTGAAGGGTTCTCTTTCATTAATCATATGAAGCTTGATTTCATCCTTAAGTTGCTTCTTATTTTTTCTTGCTTTCTGATGCAATTTTATTTTTGAGCAAGCATAACTATGCAATGCTGTACCTAAAATTGTTCTATTTTTTCTGCTTAGAAATTGAAGTAACTTATCTTCATCATAATTTATCCAAGAATATGTGCTTGGTCCGAGTAAAGCATGTTTACCTCTAAGATTCAAATGTTCGTTGAATTTCATTTAAAACGACCTCCTTATTTTCTGGATAAATAACATTAGAATATGACATCTTGTTCAACTCCTCAATATAATACTTTTGATTCGGCTGAAAAGATGCCTTAGCATTTCGTTTACATTCAAGTACAGCCCAATGATTTTTATAAAGAATTAATAAATCAGGAATGCCTTGAATATAACTCGAGTCTAGTTTCATTACGTATGAATGAGGAAATCTCTCCTTAATTTCCTTAATCAATTCATGTTGAAATTTATTTTCTAATTTACTCATAACTTAATCTCCTTTCTTAGTTATTAGCA